TCATTTGGAAAATCAAAATAAACAATATCCCCTGGTTGTGGTGTTGCTTCTTCTGCTTTCTGCCATGTTCCTGCTTTAGCAAATGCTGCTGCGCCACCTGGAGTATAAACCGTATTAGGAATCTTTACCCCTGCTTCATTTCCACACCAGTTAACAAAACTTCCACACCATGGCTGAAAGTTAGCTTTTGTAAACTTTCCATACTTTGTTTCATTATCTTTAGGACCTTCAATATATCCTACTTCTGCTAATGCTACTTCTACTAATCTTGCTGCTGAACCTTGTACTGCTGTCATTTTATTCTCCCTTTTAATTTGCTGCTATTTTGATAAAACAATTATACCATTTTCGTGTGTCCCCAGTAGGTATCGATCCTACGACCCGCAGATTAAAAGTCTGCTGCTCTACCAACTGAGCTATAGGGACATTGCGGAAGCAACAGGATTCGAACCTGTGGATCTTTCAATCTACGATTTAGCAAACCGTTGCATTCGACCACTCTGCCATACTTCCTTCAGCACCCCTGGCTGGAATCGAACCAGCGACCAACAGATTAGAAGTCTGTTGCTCTTCCTCTGAGCTACAGAGGTATATAAATATTATATACTTCCGTCATGCTTTTTGTCAATAGTTTTTTCAACTATCTGCTGAACATACTCAGAAAAATGCTTTCTTATGTTACCAGAAGGCCTTGATCCAGTAGAAAGCCATATCCTCTTATATTCCACTATGTTAGCGAAGGTTGTTGGGCACACCACAGCATCATGATATTGCTTTAATACAGTTGGAAGTGGAACATGTTTTCCACAACATTTACACTCTTTGGCTTTTTCTTGATACGTACTCATATTATTAACATCCTATCCATTGATTCTTTTAATTCTTGTGGCATGCGTGGAGCTCTAATCATGTTTTGAGAATACTCTATTTCTTCATTATCTCTATCATTTAACATTGAACTATATGTATGAATATCTATCTCTTGATTGTTTTCAAATCTCGTTCTGCTTATTGCATTATATATTGATCCACATACAGCATCCGCTAAGTCTTTAGATCCCTTTCTTGGGTGGTCAACTCTATCACGCATAATTTTTAGCTGAAGCAGTTCGTCTATTAATAGAGGTATTCTTGGGCCAAGCAGTCTTTCTTCTAATACTATCATTGCCATGTCATCATAATGTTTTTTTGCAACTGACAAAATTTCAGTATTAATTCCATATTGTTTTAGCTGCTGCATCATATCATGAGAGTTCCAGCGATCAAATGTGCATACACGTATTTTAAATCCCATGGTTCTTAATGATAAAATATAATCTTTTACTTCAGTAAAGTCTACAGACTTATCTGCCGTTGGAGTCCAGTATCTTACTGCATCAACTTCTACTATTGGTGCTGGCTGAGAATATTCATTAGTTATTTTTACATTTACCCATTTCTGAACATGAGCTAGAGATACTGCACAGTGGTCATGCTTTTGAGCTAAGTCAACATGTATAAAATATTCTTTATCTGGATCTGGTGCAAACCAGTTTTCAAAACGCCCAAAGCTATCTACGGCAATTGCAGTATTTCTAAATGCTGATTCAATTTTTTCTCTTGACTTAAAGAATGCATCTATTGCTTCTGCTGGCATACAGGCAAATCTTCCTAGTGCATCTGATGGATTTTTATAAAATGCAACCTTAAAGTCTTCTATCTTTCTAACTGGATTAACATCCCATGTTGGTCTTTTAAGAGCGTACATCTTTGGATATTTATATGAAATAATATGGTCTTCTTCCCATTCTACATCAAACTCATTACCTTCAGTTCCATCTGGCAAATCTTCATCTAACTTAAAGTGATGGGTTCTAACTATAACTTCTTTTTCAGCAACCACGTCATCATATCTTTGTTGAATGTAGTCATTTTTATAACGTGGAAATGATAGAAGAATAACTTTACCAAAATCTGGAAAACGGGAATCTACTGATGCTCTATACATATCATAAATTGCTGAACCAGTCTTTGCTTGTTCATGTCCAGTTGTATTCTCTATTGCAAAGCCAGATATTTCATCTAAAATAATTACAATAACGTTATATCCTTCCCAGGCCTCTCTTTCTGAGTGACCTGAGTGTACTGTTATTGCTTTATCAAATTTTATTTCAGAAGCTTTTGGATCATATTTTCCTGCAAACCATGGAGACTTGTCTATTCGTGTCTTGAATCCTTTAAAAAAAACATTGTTTGCCTGCTGTGAGTTAATTGCAATATTAATAATATCAATTGAGTCTCCAGGAGGTTTTCCATAATAAGTTGCTGGGTCTTTTAAACATAATAGTAAATATACTATATAAGAAACTGCAATTGTAGAACAATAATCTTTTCCAGATCCCTTACCTAATTGAGCAACCACTTCGTTTGCAGTCTGTTTAAACATTCGCTTGCCTTCATCTTCACCAAATAATTTAATAAGAGTTGACTCTTTATAAATCTGTGAACTTTTTTCAATTAGCGTATACTGATATTCAGATAATGGCGGAAGACCTAAGTAGTCTGGACTTTGAACAAATGTACGAAGATCTACTGGTTTTTCTTCAAACTCTTCTCCATCTAAAATGTCAATTAAATCATTAAAATTAAACGACATCAGCATCCTCAATTACTACAGATTCAACTATACCAGTAATTTGAGATAATCTTTTTGCCACTTCCATTTTACACTTTGAACAACCAGAAGTAACCTCTTTTAATATCTTTACTAAAACTTCCTGCTTACGTTCTGTTTCTGCAATTTGAGAAGCCAATTCATTATTTTCAAGTACGCCGACATCCTGCAGCATTCCTATTCTTTTAGATTCTATATCTGCTATTAGTTTTAACGCCCCAGACTTAACATTTAACTGTCCAGACTGATCTGCATCCTCTACTGTTTTCCAAGCTTCTTTAATTATCATTGCATAGTGTTGGTCTGCGCCAGATATAGCTTCTTTAGCACGATCTCTGAGGCCACTGTCATTATGAACGACACTTTTCCATTCATCAATAAATTCAACTACCTGTTTACGAGAGAATCCAGTAATTGTTGCTATCTGCGTTGCGCTATTGCCCTTGAGTAATTCCTCAACGACTTTATTCATGCGATCATAATGATCTGCTAATTCAATTTCCATATGATTTTATTATACTTCTAGTCGACTGAAATAGCAAGTTTCTTAGCGATTTTAAGTAAGATTAAATAACCAATCATATCGTCAATATCATTATCTCCTGCAAAGCCTGAGCCATTTTTAATACGATTGATCTTATCATCAATACGAATTTTAATTTGCTCTTGATTATCCGCCTGAGAAAATATACGAATAGGAGACAATGCTGAGTCTCCGTATGAAATGTTTTTATTAATTAGCATTTCAGCAATATCAAGACACTCTCTTATAATCTTATGTCCTGAAGGTGCACTTGTTGCTATTAATTGTAAATCTGTTACCCATGCTTGATAGCTATCTTTATTTGGATACTCTGTTACCGCCATTATTCCATCTCCTTATATAATTGTTTAAGGCCCTTTAGTGTGCCTATGTCCATATACTTTCCGCCTGGCTTTACAGCCCTAATATCTAGATTCATATCAATCCATTCTTGTATTTGTTTTCCTGGGTGCTCTAAATCTGGATCAATATATCTTACCAGATTTTTGCGGAATAGCATAGTCCCCCACATACTTGGATAGTCGCAGTTATTTGTTTTATCCATAGAAGAAATAACCTTATTTCCAGATAACAATACTTGCCCAACTCTACCCTTTAATTCTTCACTACATTCCCATACACCTAAAACAAGGTCTCCAGGAACCTTATTCATTTCTTTATAAATATTATTTTGTGTTCCGTGAATATATGTATCTGGCATTCCAACTAAAACAGTATCGTTGTAATCTCCTACCATAAACTTTACAGCATCTGACATAGTTGATGGCTCACGAACTATTAGTTTAATATTCATATCCATATTCTGAATAATTGGAACCCATTCAGCTCTTGTAGAAACTCTAACTTCATCACAAACTTCCAGCATTTGTTCTACATGCCATTGCAATAGGCATCTTTCATCAGATATTGGCAAGCAAAATTTAGGTATACCACCTACTCTTGAAGCTTTTCCAGATGCTGGTAATATTCCAACTACATTCATTCTTCATTCCATTCATGAGGATTAAATCCATTAGGATATGATTCGTTTACCATTGGATCCTTTTTCCATGCAATCCATCCAGCTTCTCTGTCATCTCCCCAATACAGATGAACGACATCTACATCTAGTAATCTTCTAGCCTCTGGACCATTTAATATCTTTACATTATTATTTTTTAGCCAATCCATTTCCATTAGCTCTGGAGCCCAATCATTCAAATGCTTTTGATAAGGCTCTACTCC